TGCCAGCGACATAATCTGCAAGATAATGAAATCCTGCTTTTACTCTACCAAGTCCACCTTCTTTTGCGGCCTTGATTATACCATCCTCATGTTCTGGGAATTTTGCAGAAACATACAAACCAACCAACATTGATTGAGTTGCGTGTCCACTTGGATAGGCTTTAGTCTTGTTTGTAGCACTAGACATTGGTTTGATAGATGGATCAACTTCGTGAGGTCTGTCTAGATTGAATTTTTCTTTGAAATATTTTATTGTAGGTCTTGCTTGTAGTACGATGTCTTTCATTTCTTTATCGTGAAATAATAGTCCTTGTTCTTCACAATATTTTTCAATAGCATAAAATGAATTTTCATCGTGATTACGAATCGACTCTTCATCTTCTGGAGTCCTATTCGCAATAATCTGTTTTACTTTGTCTGCTTCTTTTTGTAAATCTATAGGGGGTTCAGGTAGTACAATTCTTTCATGTAACTTTTCAGGAAAGAATTCAAATTCTTCAAAACTTAACTTTGGATTAGAAGTACCAAAGTTCTTTTTTCTCATTACTGTCTTTGCAACTAAGTCTAATTCTTTACCATCCCATTTGAGAACAAACGGCATATTGATATCTGTTTGCATATCATTTAGGACTGCTTCGGCGTCTGGGCCCAGTTTCGCAATCTTCTTACCAAACTTTTTATAAGACTGTTTGAACATACGAATAAGTTCTGCCACAGTAATTTGTTTCTTGTTACGGCTGTCATTTACTCTGTCCAGAAAATGTCTGGTAAACTCAACGTCAATACCAGCCGCAGAATACAATCTATCTGCATACTTTTCGACACCATCTAAGTCAGATTTAGATAGAGCCTGCTCTGTAATATAGTTTGCAAAGTTCTTCATTTAACCTTTGAAAGTGCAAAGTTGGCAATCTTCATAAACTCTGCCTTCTTACCATTCAACAGTTTATCCATCTTCTGCTGATTGGAACGATTAACTTTGTCATATACTTGTGTTACTGCTGATGCAGTGAACAAGTCCACTTTCATATTCCCATCTTTAAATTTGACATTTTGGTGTTGTTTGTCTTTGACAATCTTTTTCAACACATCAAGATTATTTTCTGCAAAATAACTTGCTTGTTCAACAGTATTCTCTTGAACTTTTTGTGCGAGTTTAGATTTCTCTTCACGCTTTGCTCTGCGTTCTGCCATACGTTTATAGAACTGTCTTGCTTCTTTAGTTCTACCGTCATATGGATTTTTCTTTTTCTTTTTCATTGCCGCATCTGGTGGCATAGAGACTGCACCACTACCAGCATTGTTGGCAGGAGCATCTTCAGTCTTGATACCTAGAGATGGATCATCATAGAATTTTTTCATAATGTCATCGAATTTTAGACTCATAATAGATCCCCTATATCTACTTCTTTAATATCTTCAGCAGAAACAAATATCTTCTGCTTTGTTTTTATATGGATTACTGGAAAAACATCAACACCCAAAATAGTATCTGCTGCTGGAGTATCTTCAAATACCTCAACTTCATCACCTTCTATGGCTTCGATTTCATCTTCCTCTTCTGTTGTCACAACATCTTGAACTAGAACATATATACCCTTTGATAGTTTACCGTTATCCAGAGTTACTTCCTCTGCAATGGTATCATCAAGTTCTATATTATTCTCCTCTAGATACTTGAGAAATTCTTTCTCAAACATCTTTGGATCTTCAACGTGTTCTTTAAAAGTATCTTTCAGTAAGAATAGAGCTGCGGCATAAGTACCAACCTTAGTTCTAAGGCCTGGCACTTTTTGAAACAGTTTTTTAATATTGAATACAAGTTTATGCAATACAGTATATGCATTTCTTTCTTCAATCTTATACAGTTTCTTAGGTAATCTGTTACCATCTTTGTCGATGATACCCATCTTGAATGCATCAGTTTTTTCAAACGGCGTTGTTAGCAGTTTGATGAAACGGTACGTTACAAATAAATCAATCGCTCTTCCCATTATAGTTTCTCTAATACTTTCTTGACTTTAGTGTTTATTTCTACTTCTGTAATTTCACCTTCTGGTAGCATATTTAAAAACATCATAAATGTTTTTAAAATACTCCAATGTTCAGGTTCAATCTTAAACAGGAGTAATGTAGAACCAGCATCTGCACCGAACACATTAAAGATGACAATTAAGTGATTTAATATCAGTCGTTCTTTTAATTCGCCCGAGTCTTGATATTTCCTTAACAGACGCTTTACATACTTAAAGCGTTTCATGTCATCATGGAATTCAGCTTCACCTTCACACTGTGGATTATCATAATGTTTAATTGCAAACATTATGATATTATCATTAGTTAATTTTTCAAACATATTTGCCTTCGTCTATTAAACGATTCTGGCTTTAATAAAATGTGTTCCTGCTCCAGTTTTCTCATGCATGATTTCAATTGACAACCCACCCTCAACTTTGTGAGAGATACCATCGTCATCAATCTTTTCAGCATTATCATCCATTCCTAAACGACCACCAAATTGAGTAAGTGGCAGGGAGATTTTCCCCCCTGCCTCATTCAAGTCAACATCACCGAAAGAAATTGCTAGTCTACCTAGTCTTTCTTTAATTTTGTTAATTGCGTGTTCTGGAACAAGATATTCCATCTTACTCATTGCACCAAGAAACGAATTAATTCTTTCGATATTTTCTGGTTTTGCAAGGTCGTTAGAAAATGAATCTGTATCTACTGGATAACCACCATCTACAGCCTTTTCGTTTAAATGATTTTTAAAGGTTTTCATTTTTCTATCCTTTTCCTAATTAAGTAATTGTTGGGCCGCCAGCCGAAACGCCACCAGTTCCTACAACTGCCCATCCTTGAGCTCCTGTCCACATAAGTGTTACAGAATCACCAATTCTTGTTAGAACAATCTGGGCAATACCCACACCAGTTGTAACTGTAAGTGTAGAAGTATTTGCATTTGAACCAGCAATCTTTACGATATGCTTGATTTGACCCTGTTTAACTGAAGTTTCAGAAATAGTTCCTGTGTGCGCTCCAGAGGTTGAATCAATAGTGGTGATTGTTGTAGTGATATTTGGTGCAGTGGAAGTTGCAGTAATTGCCTGTGGTGTTCCACCAAGTGCCACGATAGATGGAATGTTACCAAAAACATCAGTTACAGACACACGTTTATTAACAGGGTTGCCTGATGGATCATCAATCACATGAAGTAGATCTTCGCCAGCAATACCTGCTCCAAGATCTGATAGTGCAGTAATTTTCTTATCTGCCATTTTTCTTTCTCCTTAGTTTAATTTAAACCCTCAAGACATCACAGCATTTATTGCTGGATTTGCCCCTTGAGAGGGAATGCTACTGTCGGGACTCGACTCACCTAATTGTTGCAGAAAAGCATCACATTGTTGGATTGCACCATTTATGGCGTTACCTTGTGCTGTCAACTGAACTCTCATATTATCTAGTTTTTGAATCTGAGCATGAACATTTTCAAGCTCAGTATTCAAATTTGTTTTACGTTTTTCAATATCATCGACACTAAGTGCCTTATCATTCTTTGCCATTATATACTCCGTTTATATTACTTATGCAACTGCTGTAAGTGTACCAGCGGCAGAACCAGCGGCAGCACTAATTGCAACCAACGAGTTCAATGTAGTTCCAGTATCTTTCAGTGTACCACCAGCAAGTGCTACGTTCTGAGCTGCGATTGACAATACGTCATCAGCAGAGACAGTTGAACCGCCTGCACCAATTGTACATCTGAATGTCAATCTGTTTGTACCAGAACCAGACTGATATGTTGCAGTCTTAGTTGCGGCAGAACCACCACCAGCTTGTGAGTTAGTGATTGCAATAGTTGGTGAACCTGTTACAGTTACCTTCTCGTTGTAAATTACACGAACATCAATGTTACCACCATCGCTTACGTCAAACGATGTAGTTACAAAATCTGTTGCAGTAATAGTTGCGGCACCAATTCCAGCACTAGCAGAACTACCACCAGCAAGTCCACCGATTGCACAGAGAACTTCTTCGTTGCCTTTTCCGTTTAGCACTACCCAACCTCTATCGGTTGCAAATGCCTCTTTCTTTTGTGCAGCAGTGAGCCACTTTGGTTTGGACTCATCTGCTGTTACTGTTGTTCCCCATAGGGCCATAGTCTTTCTCCTTAATTAAAGATTTCTCTTCTATTTATCTAAATCCATATCTCTTCAATTGAGATATAGTTTGTGTTGGACTCAGATGATGAATCCCAATACCACCAGCGGCTTCCCACTCCTTGATATTTTTGATGTAATCATCAATCAAGATATTAGGTTTACCGTCAGTCATGGCATATTTTTGTTTGTCTGCCCTTAGTACAAGATGTGTTTTACCAGCAGGTTTGGCATTCTTAGACAACCATTGTGTCTTACCTCTTCTACTGTTTCCATCTCTATTAGAATATGCAGACAAAATATTTGCACTATATTTATTAATCAACTTCCACATTACTTTAGCGCCGGGCATCCAATCAAGAGTTGCCCAGAAATCTTTCTTTCCTGTGATTGCATTCCACCGCTCATCTTTATCGGTTTTCGCAAACTGTAAACCAGTAAGTTGTTCATAACCACCAATGAAGTCACAAAGAACCTGATCCATGTCACAATATATTTGTGGAAGCTCTGCTTCATTTATCTTTGTGAGTTCCACAAGATTACGCATGATTAGTCCTTCTCTACAACTTTGGTATCTACTTTAGAAATGGGTTTACCTGTCATAGTTTTACCATCTTCTTTTTTCTCATCGTCATCTTCTTCAGACTTGACATCTTTCTTTGATGAAGCCTCTGCCCACATATCACTGATATGTTTTGCAGTTTTCATTGCAAGAGTTTCTTCTTTGACTTCTTCAGCCTTTTCGTTTTCACCCTTGTAGTTCTTGTCAACGTAATCAAAGAACTTCTTTTTCTCTTCATCAGATTTGAAGTCAGCAGGACTGTCAACACCAAACTTTTTTAGTGCAGACTTAAAGAACTTTTCATATTCTTCTTTGTCCTCAGTAGTCATATCATCTTTCAATGACTTACCTTCTTTATCATAGCCAGGTTTCCCTGCCTTTTCTTTTTTTGATATTGCAATTGCAGCCCTTTGTGCAGCAGAAACCGCCTCTACTGCACTTTCAAGACTACCTTCTTTAGTGTTTAGATACTTAGGCATCTGGTTTCTCCTGTGTGTTTAGTTTGTTAATTGTTTCTGTTGCCTTTGCGATTTGCAACTGCAACTGTGCGATACGAGTTTTCTTCTTGTCATCTCGTGACTGATCTACCGCCTTGGCAGAATCTGGTCTGTTATCTGGTTTGTCCTCTTCTTTAAGCCCAACGGAATATGTAGTTTCACCCCCAAATTTATTCATGTCAAAATCTCTGTTAATCATCATGTCACCCTGTTTATCTGACATAGGTTTCTTGAGTTTAACAACCTTGGCTTTATTTCTACCAACAACACCTTTGCCTTTACTTGGTGAATCCATTGTATGTCCACGCTGTGCCATATCTTTTGCATCTTTTTCATCAGATGCAAATCCAATAACTTTACCAAGACGGTCTATTGCAACAAATTGATACTTTACTGCTTCATCAAGTTCAGTTTCATCCATCAATGACTTAATTGTTTTAACATCAAGTTTCATCTTCTTAGCAATCTCTTGTGCAGACATTCCCTTTTCGATATAACCGTGAAGTTCTTTCATACGTCCTTCATCAAGTTCAGTCTCTTCCAACTTACCACCAGCATCTGCAAATGCGGCGAGGGCCATCTTCTTTCTATCTTCTTCTGACTTACCTTGAAACTGTGGGGCATCTGACTTTTGGAAATCTTTAATCCATGCACCAACACCATCAGATACTTTTAGTTTCTCTGCAAGTGTGTGTGCGGCTTCTTTAATGTCATCAATAGATGCACCCATATCACCGATAGCAAATGTTACTTGGCCATCTCTCTTGTATAGGAACTTCTTGACTGCCTTCTCATTACCTTTAGTAACAAGAGTAATCTTTTCAACTCTGCCTTTGTTTACTGTGTTCTTTGATTTCACAATATACTCTACAAAGTCTTTACCTTGATTGATAGTAGAACTTGTCTTGAGTTTGACAGTATCACCCTTTTTGAGTTTGTCGAATATTTTATTCAACTTAGGGTCATTCATTTTCATCTCATCAATTTCTACTTCTTCATCAAGTTCAACACTTTCCATTCTAACACCAGCAATTTTAATTGCGTCACCTACAGTTTTTGGTTTACCAATAACTTTACCACCTCTATTCCAACTAATTAATTTTGGTGATTGACTGTCGCCGTCCTCTGTGTCAATTGGATCACGACCATCTTTACTACCAAGTGCAAAGTTAATCATTGATACAACTGTCATACCAGATGTTGCGTCAGGTAGTCCTCTAGGTAGTTTTCCAAATTCTTTTTTTAATGCATCTCTATCCATACCACTCAAATAAATTTTTGGAACAAGGTCGCCAGAAGCCTTTACAAATTTTTTATCCTTCCTCATTGACAAAATTTTAATTGCCATATCTTTAGATATTTTTGCTTCAGTAAGTTCTAGTTCTTCTTCCAAATCTTCATTCTGTCGTTTAAGAACTGCGGCAACTTGAGGATGGTCAGACAATCCTTTTTTGATTTTCTCAATAGCGTCCACTGCACCTGTCATGTTTCCACCAGCATATCTTTTGTCTGACGCAATACCGATTGCCATCTTGATTTGTTTTGCAGAGAACCCCTCACGAATTTCTTGCAGGGCCTCTGTCATTGTTCTTGAATATCTAGTCATGTTTTTCTTCCCATATTTTTACGACAAGTTTCCCTGTACCTTTTATTAATCTGTGATACTCCATCTTTGGGATGGTGTATAAAAGTCCTTGTTGCAATTCTTTAGGTAATTGATTGTCTAGTTGTAATTGCCAACCTCTACCCTCTAAAATTGTTATCTCTCTTGTTCTTTTGTCTCTATGCCATACCAGTTCTTCACTGTCAACATCCTCTTTAAACTCTCTGATAATCAAACCGTTGTCATAAGATTCAGTATAAGGTTTTACCAAAAGAAATTTCCTCCCCCACTCAAACCAAGTTGTTTGGCATATCTTGGAAGATTACAACTCCAATATCCAGCCTTGGTTCTGTCTGTTTGTTGGTCACAGTTATGACGAGCGGCAAAGCTTTTTCTTGCTTCTTTGTCATCTAACTTAACCTTCAGTCCACTCGTATCTCCGAATGTGACCTTCTTAACATTACCTGTCTTTGGGTCTTTGACATACACATAGTATTTCTTAGGCCCGCCAACTTTGGGTTTGTTTAGTTCTACATCTTTTTCTTCAAACATCATAGGGCAGTCCAATGGAACGTGTTCCCCTTGATACATATCATACTTTCCAAGATCACCTTCCATAAGTTCTTTATCAAAACCTACTGGACTGTAGACACCAATATTATAGGCATCTCTCTTCTCTTGAAAAAACTCAAAATACTTTTCTGAACCCACACGATATACGTTAGATTCAATCAAA